GTTTAGCTACTCCCGGAGCCGCTTCCCAGGGCGCTGGCGGAAGAGCCGGTTATGGCGGCGGCGGCGGCGGTGGTGGCGGCACCCCAGTCGTTGCCGGTGGTGCCGGTAGTACAGGTGTAGTTATAATAGAGTGGTAAAATGACATTACCAGAATATGCATTTAGATCGGTCGGAGAACCTAGATTTCTGATTGACATCGACATTACACAAATAAACTCACAATGGGTAAACGCCGGAGCTGGTGTCTGGTATGTTAACAATGATGCTATATATGCGTATGTAGATTCCACGCTTGCCAATTGGTTGACTGCACAAACAATGCCCAACGTCGGATCGGTGCTTGTAGACAATGAACAATTAGCCAAAGCCTCAACATTATTGGAATGTTCAGAAAACGAAAACACTTTCTATTGGGATAATTCTAACCTTTACGTTTATACGCCAAATGGTTCAAGTCCATATATACATACTATTTTGATTGGTATTGTTCATGGTTATTCTAAGGAAGGATTTACACCAAGTGGGTCGAAAACATTTTACGAAGGTAGATTATTAAGCATCCCAATTATTTCACAATCTCGTGATCCGTTGTTTTTCGGTAAGTTATCGTATGAAGGCGCTAGTATCGAATTAAATAACGGCGACGGATATTTTGACACATTCGGTGAAGATTACGATGTATATGGAAATCAAACCCGAGTTTTGTTTGGGTATTCTGGTATGGATATTTCCGAATATGTATTGTTGTTTACTGGTTTTAACGAATCTCTCTCAATAAGCGAAGAAAAGGTTACAATTAATTTAGCCGACAAAAGAAAACAGTTAACTAAAGAAATTATATATTCATGTACATCTCAGAATGCTATGGACGCAATTGTTGATATTTTATATACTGAATATGAAATACCATACAATTCGGTATATTATGACACATATACGTGGGATTATTTTACGACTCTTGCTCCTGATATAACAATAAATATGCAAGAGTCGGAACCAGCAATAGATGTTATTCAAAATATATGCCTATCGTGTTTTGGGTTGTTTATAATAAATCCAGACGGGAAATATTCTTTTAATATTGTGCGCCCCGGAGATGCAGCTAAAGGAGAAATACCAGAATTAGATATATTAACTTCTCATTCAATTACTTATGATTCCACAGAAACTTTAACATCAACTAAAATAGGATATGATAAAGATTGGACAAAATCAGAAGCATCAGCATATACTTATTTAACTGATACAAGCAGAGAATCAGCAATATACTCTATTTATAAAACGTACAACCAGAAGACGTTTAACACATATTTAATTACCCTAACAGACGCACAAATATTTTCTGACGTGGTGCTAGATTTTTCCGGAGAACTTAGACCCACATTAACCATTACAGTTCCGCTTAAATATTATATGCTTGAAGTTGGGGATATGGTCGATGTAGAAATACGGCGACCAACGGTCAACTGGCTCGGATTGCGCAAATGTGAGATAATAGGAAAACAATATAAACTTGATAATTTAACAATTGAGTTTACCGTAAAAATATATTCCGGGCAATATTATTACCGTATTACTACTGATGGGTATTACCGTAGTGATACTGATAGCAAGTTACGAAGGACAGGAGCATAATGGAAACAAAAACAATTGGGCAATTAAATTCAATAAGCAACCCCACGTCAGGCGATTTAGTTGAGGCGGAAAGCTTAGGTATTAGCGGAAAACTTACACTTTCCCAAATAGCGGCCCTGTCCAGACCATGCGGTGAAATATTTGATATGGCATACAAAAAAACTATATCTTCAGATTTCCCGGCCGTAGCGCTTTGGGAATCAGATCAAACAATAAGTGCAACAAATTATCCTGTTTTGGTACCAGAATTGCGTTCGGCTGCGGCGGAAGTGAAATTGACTGCTGGAACTATAGTAACGTCGATAAACTGTAACGCAACGGGCGGATCTATTCTCTCAAGCGTTGATTCTGCATTTACAATTATGGTAAACGCATTGGCTGAAGAATATGCAATACAGGCGGCATATTCAATTGCGGTAACTATCGGAGGGACAGAATATACAATCGCTTCTGTTTCTTCAACTATAACCATTTCCGGAACTATCGCAACAGGCGCAACTACATTGAGCGTATATCCGCATAGAATTGTGGGCACTTCTAATAGCGCCATAGTATTTTGTGATTCAGGACGGGCCACGCTTACCCATGATGGTAATACAAGGCTTGCAGGATTGCGCCGCAGAAACCGGATGCAGGGGTTCCAAGTTGGATCTACTGCGGATGGAACTGGAGCTAGGAATTTATTTGGTGTATTGGATACCAGAGACTATAGAGCATCAACATCCGCACTGGCTAACAACGCCCCGCCAATATACGATACAACCTCACAAGGTGCAACTAATAAAATCACAGCAGTATCCGACGGTGTCAACGGCATCCCCCGCACCGGACCGAACACCGAGCCGGATTCCAACGTTGTCTATCGTTATATGTGGGCTCAGGTATATGTATAGGAATTTAAATGGAATCGATGATATATAGCGCTCTAGGCGCGGCAATAACAGCCGTCATTATTTTGATATTTCAATCAGTGAGCAAAATTATTAATCGTGGAATAGCTATGCCTAAAAGAGTTGAAAGAGCAGAAATAGATATTAGCGTTATAAGCTCTGAAATTTGTTTGCTACACGGGGCTGTGGCTGCACTGCTTGGAGGTATGGAAGTAATAATGCTCAATATTAAAAACAGGTGTGAAGACTGCCCAGCAAGTACGCCAGGAGCAAATGAACAGCTAGATAACGCATTGCAATGCATACTGAAAAAGCATGAAGAAATGGATGAATATCTTCAGCGCAGGAGGGTGGTATGACTGGGCAATTATTTTCTTGTCCGGCTGTTATTACGCAGAAGTTTGGTAGCAACAGTAAGTACTATAGACAGTTTGGGCTTTCAGGACATGAAGGAGTTGATTTTATTCCTAGCTGTGGTGATAAAACAGTTATTTCATTAACAGACGGAATTGTCACAAATGATAATGATTTAGAAACAAATAGATGTTATGGGAACCATATCAGAATATGGGATAAAAAAAGAAATCGCGTTTTCCTTTATGCGCACTTGGAATATAATAAAGTATCTGTAGGGGATTTTGTTAAAAAGGGGCAGGTAATAGGGAAAATGGGGAATACCGGGAAAGTTGTGGCAATAAACGGTGATGGGGCTCATGTGCACGTATCGTGCTACTATGTAACGCAAGAAGGTAAAAAAGTAAATGCAACTAACGGATATCTTGGATGCGTTGATCCATGTTTGGAGGAGTACAGTGATTAAAATTGTTAAAGATATTTTCACCGACTCAAAAGGGCGCGCAGAAATTAAAATGCTGCTAGGGGTGCCCATTGTAATAGTTGCCGTTATTTATGGGTTTATGACTAAAGACTGGGTCGGATTTGCGGCAGTGGCAGGATTTGGCTCCAGTCTGTTTATAACTACTGCTGTAGCAGATTCGGCACTAGATAAGGATGCATAATGTGGGTAAATTTAAGGCGGCGTGGATTATTGTTTCTGCTTTTGTCGGTGCTGTTATCTCCTTTATTTTGTCAAGATTTTTCGGAAAAGGACAAAATAATAGCGGAACAAGCGCAACAGATAACAGAATTAAAGCAGCTAGTGACCGAGTGGCTGACATGGTACGATCAGTTGACGCCGGATCTGAAAAGCTTGCTGGAACTCTGGAAACAGGAAAGGCTCTCGCGGATCGCTCTCGAAAGCTCCTTGTTGGGGAAAATAAAAAACCTTGAACAAGAACTTGTTTACTGGAAATGCGGATTTTTTATTGGGGCTGGGGCATTTGTTGGTTTTGCGATTTCGTGTAAATAGACTTATTCAGGTTAAGTTTTACCGAGCCGGATGGCTCGGTTTTTTATTTGACAAGTTATAGCCAAAGTAGTAAATTAGTTTAATTTATGGGGGTAGGTATGATTGTATGCCCTTTCTGTGATAGCAAAGAGGTGAGGAAAAAGGGGGTGCGTCGAGAAAAGCAGAGATACATGTGCAACAGTTGTGGGCAATATTGGCAAAATAACATATTGGGCGGGCATTTGAGTAAAATTAAAAACCAGTATTCCGAGGCCGAGCTGAAAGTACTTGCACACGGCGGTGCCATGGCAAAATACAAAGGCTCGGCCCCAATAACATATTGTGGAGATATATATAAACTGCTGGTTTTTTCTGATCCGCATTGGGGAAGTCAGTGGGTAGAAGACGCGTGGTATGATGCCGCAATAGTAGAGGGCAAAAGGCAGGGTGTAAATTTAGCGCTTGTTGCGGGTGATATCACGGAGGGGATGTCTGGAAGAGACGGACATATATATGAACTCCGCGCTATTGGGTATAAAGCCCAGCGAGACCTTGCAGTTTCAAAATTGCGGCAGTTAGAAATACCAGTAAAATGCATTTCGGGGAATCACGATTTATGGTATATGGCAAAGGGCAACATGGGCGGAGATATAGTCGAGGATATTTGTTCCCGGGTTCCAGGCGCTGAATATCTAGGACCGCATGAAGCCGACATTAGTATCAACGGAATTATTATACGTCTATTTCACGGAGAAGACGCAAGCAGTTATGCCTTATCTTATCGAGTCCAGAAAATTGTGGAGTCGTTTAGCGGAGGCGAAAAGCCGGAAATTTTGATAACTGGTCATGATCATAAGGCCGGATACTTTTTCGTTAGAAATGTGCATACAATCCTTTCCGGGTGTTTGCAAAAACAAACTCCATGGATGAGGCGGAAAAAAATATCAGCCATGCCGGGGTTTTGGGTTATATCCATAAGCGTCCTAGATGAGGAAGTGAAATGGATTGAACCAAGGTTTTACCCATTTTATGAATAAGGAGAGCATGATGATTATTGCAGGGAAAATATCAATTGCGCCTACTGAAATTAAACATGCAACACTAGAGTATTGCCAGGAAAGTGAAAAATATGTTGTTACAATAGTGCTAGCCGAAGAATCACCAATTAAGGTGCATTTCTTAAAATTGAGTGACGCGCAAAACGCTTTATCGCAAGTGGATTCGGCCGTGGAATATGCGTTAGACCATTCGCTTAAACTCGCATCTGCAAGTGCCGGGAATGAATTTTAAACACTATGCATAGTTTGTATAAAGCCCTCACTATTAATAGTGAGGGCTTTATATTTCCTGCATCATTATGGCAATTGCCCTTTCCCGGTATAATCATTGGCAAAAGTTTTCTTAAACATCACATTGGCCACATGATGGTAAATTACAATTCCTTCCGGATTCATAAATCCAGGGGCAGCCATGCTGCCATTTTCTAGTAAATACTCCATCACATCTTCTGCATTAAATAAATCAAATGTTCCCCGCCAAATTGTAGGGACCACGCTGCAACATGATGGGCATTCGCCATCCCAACGCAACACATTAAACAATGAAAACTTTTTTTCCCCGTTTGTTAGTCCGTACCCGCGCTGTATTCCGCTGCCCCACCATTCTCCAAAATGCCGCCCGACACCAAGAGCCATAAGGTCTTCCTTATGCTCGTAAGCCCACGTGGAAAATCCAAAATTATCATCTTCTGGAGATAGCCACCGGTTTCTGCTACCGGTAAAAAAACCTCCATCCTCGGTTATAAGAATTTGTGCATTAGTACCATCAAGCTTTTCAGTAACAATGATTTCCCGACTATACCGAGGTATCGAGGGAAAAGGTAAAAAAACAGACATATCAGCCTCCAGTACAAAAATCAAAAGTTACGGCGCGTCTATCCTTCTTATCAGTAGTCGGTACCTCCTTTTTGCAAATGATGTGGGTAAACGCCTTCCTTAAAAATAATATTTTCCTCTGCTCCTATTTGGTGAATTACGTCAATTAAAATTGATGCTTGCTCAATAGAAATCCGAGTTTCGCTCCACGGAACAATAATTCCTTTCAAGGTGTCAAAAGGGTACCCCTTGTCTATAGCCACACACTTGCAATAATATTTCATAGTATCAAACTGGTTGCCGGTTTCAACACATAGCTGCTGTATGTGGCCATTAATGTGTGCGTTTTGACTTTCCGGCCCCGTGGTTCTGTGTTTAGTAGGCAAACTAATTGTCACATCATAGCAATCTGATGACGATTTTATTCCTTCCTCAAAAAGGCGTTGTGCATCACGAATCATAAATGGGTCGAGATCGAACGCTATTTTTGTAGATGTCCCGAGCCTAATACGTTTAGCCGCAGGCAAAAAAACATCTGTCATAAATATCCCTCCGCCGTCGCTATTGCCCTGGAAATAGATGCATTTAACCGGGAAATAAAATTCTCGTCTCTCGGTATACGAACAACCAATAGTTTTTCTTCAGCGTTAGGGTCAAAAGAGACTAAGTCCCACCATTCACGCCCTGTTACCATCATAGCCCCTTGAACCTGAGCCATATATCTATGAGAAAAAAAATCCACGTTTTGCAAGTATTTTTTATGAGTTTTTGGCAGTGGGCATTTAAACTCAACGCCACCGGATTCACCTATTAACCCGTCTGGAGACACCCCTACCCATTCGTTTAACTCAACAAAACCTATCTTAACTACACTATTCCCTGTGGATTTTTCATATTCATCACAGGCATTTTCTTCTTGGGCTATCCCCCATAGCATGGGCCCGGAAGCGTAACCACAAAGCACAGGCACCCCAGTTTTCTTTTCCTGTACAACCCTGGAAATAAGTTTTACTTGCGTGGCAGTAACTTTTTCTGGTGGTTTTGGGCAAACCATTAGTGCGGAAAAATCTGAGCCAGTAAAATGCCCAGACCTAGCTAAATACCAGGCGGTGGAACGTTGTGGAACATTATGATATTTCATCTGTGTATTTAGTTCCGTTCCAGCTACCCATATAAATGTCAGCCGCCACGCCGATCATTTTCATCGCTACCGACAAGGCGTCGGTGACAGCCATTTTATAGGCCTCGTCGTTTGAAAAAAAACCGCCGCTTTCTTTCGATACTAATTTGCTACCGCCTATTGCTGGAATCGGGGCGCTTGTTTTACTTCCGTCATTTATAAAAAGCCGGACCATGGCAAAACACATTTTTTCTCCATCGGCCCCTGATTCAGTCCACAATTTTTCTATTTCGTAACTCCATCCAAAACCACAAAGGCCAAAGGCTTCGGTTATAACCTTTATACGCCACTGCGGCTTAATATCGGTCATGCCGCGCAATCGCCCCCCGGAAATAGTCTTTAAAACTTCTTTAGGCGGGCGAGAAAGAAAATTGTAAACTTCGATGCTGGGGTTAATTTCCATGGTCGTCGCCTCCTATGCATTTAGCGCACACAGCTTTGTCGGTACAGCCGCATCTTGGACAGTTAGTGTCAGGCTGCCAAAAGCCGGTTCCGCACCTAAAACCATCAGGAGCCCAACAGTCCAAAATGTCCCGCTTAAAGAAAAAACAGTGGCGGCACGAACTACCATCAATAGCCTCGACCAAAACAAGAGGTTTCCCAAAAAATTTCATAGTTTTCGTTATGCTAGTTGTTTCCTGAGCCATAGTTCACCTCCACAACTACGATACTAACATTTTATATTTCGGTCAACAGGGGAAAGGCTGGGGGATTGAAAAAATTTAGTTGACGAAGGTGCGGCACTTTGTTTAGTATGGCGTTACGGAGGTTTACATGAACAACTCTATTGGCGCCTTGTGGAAAAGGTTGGGGAAAAACGGGGAGTACTTATCAGGTAATGTGGTTGTGGACGGTAAAAAAATAGAAATTGTTGTATTTTTAAATGATAAGGGCGAAAACGAAAAAAGGCCCGATTATAGAATATATTTATCTGATAAGAGTATAAGCCATGATACAAAAGCGAGTTATGACGTAGGAGGTGGCGAGGGAATATTTTAGGTTTGTTTTGATATGAGTTTATTACTTCCGGTATATAGGCGTGCTATACCGGAAGTTTTTTTCATTTCGCGGATGGGGGTGAGTGGTGTGAAGTGGTTTAAGCATGATACTGATGCCAGCTTTGATGCGAAGGTAAAAAAACTTATTTTCCGCCACGGAGCAGTTGGGTATGCTGTATACTTTCACTGCCTCGAGCTTATAGCTGGGAATATAAGTGAAACTGACATAACATTTTCGCTGGAACATGACTATGAGACGATAGCTGACAACTTAAAAATTCCCGGGGACGAAAATAAAAATTCTGCGGACACGGTGGCCGAAATTATTGCAACACTTGTTGAACTTGGATTGTTTGAAGTAAAAAATGATAGAATTTGCTGCTTAAAATTGTTGTCCAGGCTAGATACATCCATGACGTCTAATTCTTTACTTAGAAAGACTATATCAAGCGCAAAGGAGAGTCATGACTCAGTCATGACTGAGTCATGCAAGAATAGAATAGATAAGAATAGAATAGATAAGATAAATATATACTTGAGCGAGTTTGATACCCTTTGGGACTTATGGCCAAGGAAGGTCGCAAAGAAGGCGGCCGAGAAAGCTTTTATTTCTGTCAGAAAGAAAGGAATTGAGTTTGATACATTATCCAGATGCGCTGACAGATATTTGACTGTTTGCAAGCGGGATATGCGACCAGAAAAATTTATTCTGCACCTTGCAACCTTTTTGAACTCGCGGTATATTGAGTATATGCAAGAACCTTGCGTGTACGAGCCTAAGCTGTGTGTGCCTGATGATGGCATGGCGGAAATTGTCGCCCGGCACAACGAGAGCATCGAGGAGGTTATATGACGCTCACCTACACTGCCGCTGACATTACGGCACTACGACCCTGTCCCGACTGGACCCAGGTGCGTGTCGAACGGACGATGCGTGGCCGCGCGCTCACGCTCGCGCAGATGTTGCGCCTACGCTCCGTCCCCGCTGCCGACAGGGTCTGGCTCGGATGTCGATTGATGAGCCCAGCGCAACGGACTCGCTGGCTGACCGTTGTCGTACAACGCGCTGTTGAGACGCACGCCCTCCACTGCGGGGTCCCGGAGGTCGAGACATGGGCACAGCTTTGGCTATCAGGAGCGGATCGTTCCGCAGGCTCCGCCTGGGACGCCTCCGCCGCCTCCACTGCCTTTGCCGCCTTTGCCGCCTTTGCCGCCTGCGCCGCCTGGGCCGCCGCCGTCTCAGCCTCAGCCTCCGCCGCCTCCACCGCCTGGGCCGCCGTCTCCGCCGCCAGGGCCGCCGTCTCCGCCTTCAGTGGCGCTGCCGCTGAGCGTAAGCGCCAGGTGCGCGACATGGTGGACATCCTTGAGGAGGCGGCAGCATGACTATCCCCGAGGTGCTGGCGGTGTTTGTGCTTGTCATTGCAGTTTTTGTCATGCTTACAACCGGCCCCCGATGAGGGGCTTATGCGGATGCGCATAAGAGATGTTAGGTCTATTCTTGCAAGGTTCAATAAATCGAACCTTGACTGCGAAAGGAGTTGTAAATGATTGGAGATGTTACGATTAACGGGAATCAAGTCTACGTCGAAGTGAATGAAAAAGGCACTTTGCGAAAACTCCCAAAACCAAACCAGTGGAGGCTTCTCAGGCTTTTGGTATTGAAGGCTTTTGGAAAATACAAGCATCCACAAGAGGTTATCGAGTACCTAACAACTGCTTCAACTGGACAGCCGGACAAGCCGTCTGCCAGTTAAGCAAATGTTCGTAACTGCGTTACACCGACAAAGCGCCAAGTTTTTGGCACAGATTAAACGGAGGTAGAAGATGCCTGTTTTCAGATCAGAAGATGTTAAAGATTGGAACGACAACAGAAAGAAAGAAGAGTGTTTATGGTGCTGGGGCCATGGCTACGGTAATTGTGACCTGTGTGTTTTACACAATGGTGCCAAAAACACCGAACAACAGGTTCAAGCGGATAGTCCCTCCGGGCCTACCGCTTAACCAAATGTTGGATGGACGCTTTAACCGCATAAAACCTGCGGTTTTACACGGATACGCGCCAAGTTTTTGGCAGGGATTAAAGGGGGAATAAATGAAGATAGAAATTGAAGTCACAGAAGATGAAGTAAAAAGTGCAATTGAGCGCAAAATCAAAACAGCAATAGCAGAACACGCAAACGGGTATTGGGTTGAACAGGGCATAAAGGACACAATAAAAAAGCATTGGCAGGATACGGTTGAAAAGCTTGTAAAAGAAGAGGTGGAAAACTCACCAAAAATGCGGGACATGATTCAAAAATCCCTTGAAAACAAGATCAGGGCGCAGTTGAATGTCATGTTAAAAGAGAAGAAACCTGACAACTGATTCAAGCCGTGAACGCGTATTGCTTGATGCCAATACACGGACGGCGAACGGAGGGAAAGTATGCATATAAACCAGAATGATCTGGAGCATCTAAAAGACATGATGCAACAAGGGAAACTGACAGCCGATGAAGCAAATATCCGCAAAGTGGAAATGCAGCGTGTTTTGTTAGTTATTGGAGCTGTGCCAGCAAGCGTTCGCAAGGCACTTAATGCAGGAGTAAAAGCCGGGAGGCTGGAACACAAAAAGCGAGACGGTAGAAAGCCGGAAGTGTTTTACAAAAAAGGGTTTGAATATATTGCAAATGCAGAGCGCAATCAATATGAGCGTGATTGCGTTAAGGCAATATCAGTAGTGTGCATCTAACAATGAGTTCAAGCGGACTAAAGCCGCTTAACTCAATGTTGGATGGACGCTTTAGCCGCGTAACTTGTTACGCGGACACGCGCCAAATTGGTGGAGGATTTTATGATGGAAATGTTTTGCCCAAAATGTGGTTCGATGTGTAGAAGTGTAAACCTTAGTTTTGGCGCTATTAGTAATGCTCCAGAAAAATGGGGTGAGGCGTGCATGAATGGATTATGTGGCTGGAAGAATTATCAAATACAAACAAAAATTACTAATAACACCGGCGCGCTCGCGTACGTAGATGTGTCAATTTTTGATAACGACATCTAGGAGGCCGGCGAATGTTGGGGAAAGCAAAAGAGCAGCAAATTAGGGTGGTGTTACAAGAAATACTAATGTCGGCTCAAAACCATCCGCTTTTCTCCGGGTGGCAGGATGAAATTACTATAGAAAAAGTGATTGAAGCCGGCGGAGATACTTGTTTTGTTACTTGTGACGTCGCCTGGAAGGCAAAAGAAGCTTTGGAGCTGCTAACCCCAGAGCACCCGGAGGGGCTATGACGTGTAAAAAGTGCGGGAGAGAAATGGATTGGTGCGGGGTTAGTCGAAAATTAATAACTCGTGGGAGAGAAAAAGGGCATAGCCGCATAATTGATTTTTATACTTGTGTTTGTTTTTCTAAAAACCAGGAGGAGGAGGGGGATTGTGTTGTACAAACAGCTGAGAAACTACATGACACTGTATAGGCTGGGTCGCATATCGCGCCTGGAACTTGTCGCGGCAATTGCGCTATGGCAGCGAGGGTGCGGAAAATGAAACTGACCGCAAAAAAAGCAAAAGAGCGCGAGCTTTTAATTTGGAATTATTGTAAGGAGCATCCAGTTTTTTCTATAGACCATTTACCGTATGCAATAAAAAAGCTAATTAAAAATTATCCAAACAAGTCTCCCTTGTGTGCTTTTTTTAGGCCATCAATTAATGTTAGGGGCAGTTGCCGGAACTGCCCTATTTTTAAGCCACACACATCTACGCTTAGCTGCGCATATTATTCAGCCTGGGTTTCAGCCAAAACTCCGCAGGCACGTATTAAAGCGGCTGAAGTTCTTGCAAGCCTTCTTTTGGCTTGGGAGGCGCCTGATGATGAAGCCTAGTGATGCAAAAATATACGTAGTAACGATGTACCGAGGCGGTAACCGCGAGCGCCACTCTTATGTGCTTGGAGTATTTTCGACACAGCAGAGAGCTATTACTGCCGCGCGCCGCGAGCTAAGTTTTCGATCAGGGAAATATGTCCCGGAAATACTTGAGATGCTTATAAACAATGTGAGTGAAGCATACAGTTTACCCTTATTGCCAAAAGATTTTCCAATAGTATACAGTTATATTGACTATTTTGAAATAGAACACTATCTTTGCGATGGAGAAGTTGGTGATAAAACGGAGGAAATATGAATTTGCTATTTATGGTAGCTAATATTCTAGCGGTTGCGTGGCTATTCTGTATGTGCATTTCGATGAAAATTATTTACCTAGCTCAACTGAGCCGTGTAACCTGGAGGAATGTTATTTTGTGTTTTGGGACACTCATAGCAGAGATTGCGATTTTAGTTGCTTATTTTATTACAGCGTTTGTGGCAATTCAATTGCTGTAGCGTGGGTTTTCACAGTGGCGATATTTGTAAACTACAAAGGAGACCTGAGAATATGAGCAACACAGTTGCAACCGAGGATAGTAGCGATGATGGACCTCAGTGGCTTGAGTGGATGATCGAAGACGATGTAGACGAGCGGATTATGTGGGAATTAAAGGATCGAGCAAATGGGTGTGCTAAATGTTCACACCTAATGGGGAGTAAAAATCCTGCGGTGTTTTCTTGCATCAAATTAAAGATTAAATTGATGCTTGAATCAGATATGTGTTTTTGTCATTACGTCAGACAGCGCGGGGCGTTTCAAAAAATTATTGTCCGGCCAGGATGTTTGGGCTATAATGCTCGGTGAGAACAGAACAGTTCATGGAGGGCGGGGGAATACCATGGTTGGCGAATTTGAAGATATGGTTTTGAGCCAAATGATCCTAACTCCGGCAATAGTCCATGAAACAATACTAACAAAGGAAATGTTTTCAGATAGTGAAAATAGATTAATATTTAGTTCCATTGTTGAAATAGTCAATAAAGGAATACGCCCCGATCTTATTACTGTAAAAGATTTTTGCACCTCTGTTAGCTCTATAAAATTAGCTAGATTAACCGATTTAGCTCCATCGTCAGCAAACTGGGGGTACTACGAAAAAAAAATAGTCTCCGAGTGGAAAAAAAGAAGCCTTTATAAACTTGGTCAGATATTAACAGATTCTTCCGAGGAATATGAAATACTTGTCCAGGTAATTGAATCTACACTGGCAGAACTTTCTTACGCTACAGGACGTAAATCGGTAGAGAAAATATCTGATCACCTCATGGCGTATATTAACGAGTTGAAAGGCAGATATGAAAACAGAGGCGTTATTGCAGGGCTGGCCACTGGAATAAATAATTTAGATGTTATTACTCAAGGATTAAGACCAAGGTTATTGTATGTAATTGGTGGCAGGCCATCTCAAGGCAAATCCGCACTTGGGCTGAATATAGCCGCGCACATTGCGACAAAGGAAAAAAAACCTGTCGGAATACTTTCTCTCGAATCTGGAAGAAGTGAGTTGATCGGAAGGCTTCTTTCGTCTGAGGCTTGTGTTGACGGTAGAAATATTATATCAGGCTATTTATCATCTGCCAATATGAGCAACATAGTGGATGCTGGCGGAAAGTTATTTAACGCACCTTTATATTTTTGGGACCAGCCAAATGGGAGGCTATTAGACGTTTTAAGTGTTTCCAGGGTTATGAAACGGCAACATAAGATAGAGTTGCTTGTGCTGGATTATTTGCAGATAGTAACAGTTCCTGGAGCTGTTGATCGTAGAGACGCCGCGGCACAAACATCCATGGCTATGAAACAACTAGCAAGAGAACTCGAAATTCCTGTTTTAGTTCTTGCTCAATTAAACAGGGACAGCGAAAACAGACGGCCATCACTTTCAGATTTTCAATGGTCGAGCCAAATTGAGCAGGATGCCGATGTGGCAATTTTGCTTTTCCACAAAATGTCCGGAGATGAAGAAAACCAAATCATTGACAAATCGTGGCTTTTGGTAGATAAGTGCCGTGATGGGCGGCGTGGCAGCGTGCCTATAGTTTTCAGGCAAGAGTACGTAAAGTTCGAGGAGGCCAGGTAATGGTTATCAAATTGAAAGACCACGAAGATAGTATAGTAAATATACCAGATAATATATTTTATACAATTGGAGATGAAATGGAGGAGTTTGAAAGATGAAAAAGGAAAAACTTAGTACGCTGATTAGAAAACTGCGCATGGTTTTTAACCGGTACATAGTGCTAAAGGATAAACGGTGTGTTACTTGCGGCAGCACTAAAGAACTTCAGGCGTCACATTTTTACAGTTTTGGAAGACATTCTAATGTTAGATTCGACGAAGAAAATGTCCATTGCCAGTGTTGTGGGTGCCATATGGAATATCATCGAGGATGCGGGCGATCATACGTTGAATGGATGCAAAAAAACGTTGATATTGATAATTTGGCAAGGAAGGCAAAAATATCTGAAAAGAAAGATTCCGAGTGGTACCATAAAATGATTGACAAGTATAAAAACCTGTGTATAGAATTATCCCGGTAGGAGGATACTATGAAACTGGTATGTCCGTCATGTTTTAGCATTGTGGCGATGGAGAAAATTTACTTCTTGCAGGTAAGCAAAATAAAAAATCATTACCGGTGCCCCAAGTGCAATAAGGTATTTACATATGTCAGATGAAACAGTACTCAGCCGCCATAATCTGAGTAGGGATGAGGCGTATGAAAAATTGAGAAACCTTGATATTTCCCCCGAGGTATCAGATGCAGTGGCTAGCAAGATGGAAGTTATGGGTTACGGATACCAAGCGGCTATTTTAATGTGGATTTCGGGGTGGTCTCAAAAAGACGCAGCCACCAATTCCGGAATAAGGCAGCGAGACCTTTCGCGCGCTATTGATTCCATGAGGCATTAAGCTATGCTTACAACTAGCCCGCTAAAAACTAATTCTCATTACGATGTTATATATATATGAGCAACAAGGAAATGCTTTCGGAAATATATTTTGACCCCGAAATCACAATTTTTTTAGAAACCCTTTCTAAAAAGGCCTATAACAGGGAGAGGGAGTATTTTAAAGACCAGGGCATTGATGTTGATGATTTTATTCAGGAAATGTGGTGTGAGCTTTTTGAGGAAAAGGGTCTTACCAATAATAGAGCATTGTGTTTTAGGATGATTGAATGTAATATTTTAGACTGGGTAAGGAATGTAAAAAGAAGAGCGGGAATAGCGTCGATGTTATGCCTAGACGAGATTGGAGAACTTTAGTGACAGAGGCTGAGCTTAGGACAAATTCCAGCGACTATAACGCGGCAACCTCGGTCACTATGGGGTACCAAGAAATACGAAACTCTGCTGAAAACTGGCGCACCATAATGGGGTACATAAAATCTGGCAAAGCCAGGGATTTGAACGATGAGCCCAAGAAAAGAGGAGAGCCGGTAATACTGACTGGGTCAGGGCCATCACTTGATGCCGCCATCTTGCCCATGAAATCGTGGCGTGGTGGTGTTATCGCTCACTACTCTCAGGCCCCAACCCTAATGCATTATGGAATCGAGCCGGACTACATAGTGGCCTTAGACGCAGTTTGTAACTGGGAAGGTCTTATGGGGCCCGAATGGGGAAAAAGCAAAACAAAACTAATTTGCCATCCCGGCATATGGCCGTCGCTCATCGAAAACTGGCCCAACGAAATTCTGCTTTACCGACAAAACTTAGGTGTTAAAGATGGGTTTGGAGTAAGTGAACAGCGGGTGATGTATGCTGAGAGGCACGGAACACTTGAGGACGCGCTAGCATCAAGAGTGATGCTGGAACCTAAGATCAAAACCGAGTTGACTAGTTTTGCTTGCACTCCTCCAATGCAATTGTTTGCTGCTCATTTGCTTGGCTATGGGCCCGTATTTCTTTCCGGGTGCGACTTTGCATATCTTGAAGACAGGGAGAGGTTTTCGGCATACAATTGGGCGACAAACCAGCTGGAAAAGAGAGTACTACCCGAAAGGGAATATATAAGAACGATTAACGGGCTCAAAACAGACCCCCTCCACATGTACTACAAGAAGAATTTTATATCTGCTTGTAGGCTGTCCATGCAACAGGTATACACTACAGACCATGGGGCCGTTACCGAGGTGCCGTTTTATGAAATAGAGTATGTCGTAAAGACCAATGGGAAAGTAAAAAGCATCGCATCCGAGCTAAGAGCCCGGAGATATGAGAGATATTTGGCCATCGTAGGGCTTTATGTTGTCGAGTTTGCTCAAGGGTATACATTTGTGGAAGTAAACAACCCTTTTCCGGACTTGGAGAATTATTTAGATAGTGCGAATAGGAAGCTCAAATGCACCACCTGCGGAATTGAGCTTACATCAAGCGGGCAAGGAGACCACACAAAGGGGAATTGTCCAAAGTGCCAAAAGAAGACGTTGGTTTTTGCATCGCCGGTTGATAAAGAGAAAAACATGAAACGATTTCGGGAACTCTGCGCATATGTAGAGTGGTGGAAAGACCAGCAAGCTCCGAGGTAAGACCTATGGAAAGCCCGGTTAAAAGCGAGCAAATGGTTGCAAGGCAGGAAAATAAACTGGTTGAAAATGGCAAAACGGTTCTAATAACCGGAGGAACCGGATTTTTGGGGCAAGCCCTCACTAAATGGCTTTTGGAATTTACAACTTACAACATAATAGTATTTAGCAGAGATGAATTTAAACAATGGGTAATGGAATCTGAAATAGCCGACCCTCGGGTGGAATATGTAATAGGGGACGTTCGAGATAAAGAAAGAATAACTGATGTAGCTAAAGGAGTCGATTATATTATCCACGCAGCAGCATTAAAGCATGTTTGGTGTGGAGAACAGCATCCGTATGAAGTAGTTCAGACAAACATCACCGGGACATACAACGTTGTACAGGCTGCAAAAAAAAATGGCGCGCTGGTAATTTTTGTGTCTTCCGATAAGGCCGTTTTCCCGGCCAATCTTTATGGTGCTACTAAAATGGTGGCTGAAAAGATTGTATTACAATCAGGAAACAATGTTGTTCGGTACGGGAATGTTTTTGGGTCTCGCGGGAGTGTCTTGCACAAGTTTAATGAGTGGGCTGAAAAAGGTAAACATTTCCAAATCACTGACAAACGGATGACCAGATTTGTTATTACAATAGACCAAGCCATAAAACTAATAATGCGGTCTATCGGCATGGCGAGGGGGAGCATAAATATTCCCGACCTGCCAGCTATCAGAATCGTGGATTTAGCAATGGCCTTCGATCCAAGGGCCACAATCGAGGAGATCGGTATTCAGCCGGGGGAAAAGCTACACGAGATGCTAAGCGAGTCTCAGTCCAGTGAGCATGCTAGGAAATTATCAGTCTCCGAGATACAGGAGCTTATAAATGCAACCATGTGAATGGAGCAAAAATGTCACCGTATGATGTCGTGGCAGCCCTTGAGGAAAGGGTGGCCGAATATTCTGGAGCCCCATATGCGGTGGCATGCGATTCTTGCACTAATGCCCTTTTGCTTTCTCTCAAGTATCGGTTTTGGCAGGGATACGAAAAGGTTGTGTCTTTACCAAAACATACTTACGTTGGTGTAGCGTACGCGGTGGTGAATGCTGGCGGGGTATGTGAGTTTCACGATGAGCCATGGGAGGGGGCGTATGAACTTAAAAACGTTGATGTCATTGATTCTGCCAGACGTTTTACGAGTGATATGTTTGTACCTGGGACTCTATATTGTCTCTCTGCTCATTGGGGGAAACATTTAAAGATAGGCCGTGGCGGATTTGTTCTAACCGATGACATAGATGCTGCAACAGTATTGAGGCGAATGCGATTCGACGGACGCTGTGCAGGAGTTCCTCCAAGCGAGGACAAGTTTTTGTTTCCGGGGTTCCACTGCTATATGTTACCCGAAGAAGCTGCGAGAGGTCTCATGCTTATGAATTATATGCCTAGCGATAACGCCGATTTGCCGTGGGATAATTACCCTGATTTAAGCAAGTTCCAAATATTTACCCGTCAAGCAACACGATATGATAGTTACGAAGGATCATTTTAATGGCAGAGATAATTCTTGACCTCGGCTCTGGTAATACGTGCCGCAATGATAAGAAAACTGTCGAAACCATGATACGCCAGATTGCAGAAGTCGATACCGGCAGACATGAGATTGTGCTAAAATGGCAGCTGTTCGAGAAGGCGGAACCGAATGTCCCCTTAGACAAACAGATATTTGAATATGCCTACACTTTGGCTCAGCATTTAGGGTATAAAACAACTGCAAGTGTGTTTGACTACAAAAGCATGCACCATCTTATGAAATATGATGTTCCATTTGTGAAAATAGCAAATAACCCGCAATATTACCATTTGATAGACAAAATTGCCCAAATGCAGCTTGATATTCCCGTGTATGTTTCAATTCCAACAAACGACGTATCTTTCTTTTATCTAAATATCACATACCTTGCGTGTATTTCTAAATACCCAGCCACGATACAAGATTACGCCGAAAAATTCCCACAGTTGGCGCTAAGACACGTTTCTGACCATACCGTGGGGTGGGACTTGTATAATACTCACAAGCCTAAAATCATAGAAAAACACTTTGTGCACAAAAGACTGGAAGGGAATCCAGATGCCGGAATGTTTGCGGTAACGCAGAAGGAACTTGCTGAAATACTATGATTACTTTGCGTGAATTGAAAATTGATGACATGGAGTTGATCAGAAAGTGGCGGAACATGTGCCTGTCTACTTTGAGGACGTCGTTCCCACTTACAAAGGAACAACAAGAAGAGTGGTATATAAACGAAATTTGCAATCGAAATAGCAGGACAAGGTTTTGGGGGATAGAAGCAAACGACGAATTGATTGGATATGGCGGTATAGAGAATATACAGTGGGAAAACAGGATAGGAGAAGTATCGTTGTTAATTAACCCAGACAAGCAACATATGGGTTATGGCAAAGAAGCAGCTCATGCAATTATTAAACAAGCCTTTAGCACAATAAATTTGCATACAGTATTTGCGGAATGTTATGCAGACAATTTTGCTACGCATTTTTGGGATGATATATTTGCGGATGGATATAAAACCGTTATGCCAAACAGAAAATTTAGCGGTGGCAAATACGTCCACTCGATCTACTATTCAGTGAGCAATCCACATGCGTAATGTGTGTTATATTCAGGCAAGAGGCGGATCAAAAAGGTTTCCAAACAAGAATATAGCTCTATGGAACGGAGTCCCAGTACTTGGAAAAACAATAGTAACAGCAATTGGAACCGGATTATTTGACCATGTCTGTGTCTCAAGCGACTCTGAACAGATTTTGTCCATCGCTCAGCAGTTTGGCGCTATGCCTATCTGGCGGACACCCGAAAACAGTAACGACACGGCGATTGACACCGATGTCGCCATGGAGGTAATGGAATATTTCAAAAACTATGATTATGCATGCAAATTATACCCATGCGCCCCTCTCCTTACTGGCGAGGAAATTATTTTATCGTACGGGAAACTACTTGCGTGCAAGTGCGAGGCTGTTAAAAGCGTCGATGAAGACAGAAATGATGCTGGGGCAATATACTGGTTTGATGTGGAAAGATTTAAACGTGTCGGGTGGGTGTTAGATTCTTTGCGCTGGGACGAATATGTGTTACCGGTTTGTCAAGACATAAATACTGTGGAAGATTTTGAGGAAGCTCGAAGAAAGGCCGGGTATGACATCTGAACAGGAATGTTTTTGGGCAGGTGAGTTTGGGAATGACTACACAGCCAGAAACTGCGGCGACAAAATAGTAGAAAATAATATTGATTTTTTTAGCAACGCACTTACAAAATGTGGTGAAATTAAAAGCATTCTCGAAATTGGGTGTAATAACGGAATGAACTTGATGGCGCTAGAATATATTATGCCATTTGCAACAAAAACGGGGATAGATGTAAATGCGCAAGCGCTATATGACCTTTCTAACAATTTTGAAATTCGAGAGCTAGACCAGCCTAAAACCTACAAAGAGGGAATACTTGGATTTAGCCCTAAAAAAGTTAATGATGACTGCTCCGTAGAGCAAGAAACATATGAGTTGGTTGTTACGAAAGGGCTGCTTATTCATTGCAGCCCAGATCACATGTGTGAAATATACGAAAAACTATACACGTTGACTTCTAGATATATACTTATTGCGGAATATTACAATCCAACGCCGGTATCCATCCCATATCGAGGCTATGGAAACAAGCTATTTAAGCGCGACTTTGCTGGCGAAATGCTAGCCAAATATAGCGATTTGAAATTGATAGATTACGGGTTTGTGTACCACCTTGACAAATACCCTCAGGATGATGTAACTTGGTTTTTGCTGGGGAAATAGGTGTACTTTTAATGGGGGGCATTATGGGCACGGCATGGATCGAAGTGATTGCGCTAGACACTCGTACACGAGAGGCGAGCGCGGTGGGGACTGTAGACGCAGATGGACTTGCAAGGGTGGAAGATGCCTGCAAGGACCATATCGGCGGGATAGACCGCGCCCCAAATGGAAGTATGCTTCCCAAAAGGGATTTTTGCATATTATCTGCCTTTAGCGGATGTTCGCGCGACGACATATATGCAATGTCGGCCGACGATCTTCGGGAAGCGGTGATACGCGTGTTTTCACTTCCTTGCGAAGAGTTTTCGCCTGGTGATCCGTGGTATGGGGTGTTCATGCTACCGGACGCCGCCGCCGCCGCCTTTCGTAGACGGGCCGTTTAGGGCCAAGCAGAAATAGTGCAGTAATTTGCCAGGAGTGAGAATGAGATTTTGCAGCACCTGCGGTTTTATCCTTGGGACGCGCCCAGGATTGTTGGAAAAAGATGGAGTTTGCCAAGCATGCATAAACTCGGAGAAGAAAAAAACCCCCGAGTATTTAGCTATGTTTGCCGATAGGCAGAGCTGGCTCACACAGTATATAACGGATAATAAAACAAACAATCGATACGACTGTGTTATAGCTGTGTCGGGCGGCAAAGACAGCCACATGATTGTGCGGCGGCTAATTGAAAACCACGGGGTTAAAAACCCCTTGCTTGTTTCTGTCACAGATGAATTTACCCATACGGAAGCTGGGAAAAACAACATAACAAATCTCGTTACAAAATACGATTTGGACCTAATTACATTTAGATGCAAGCCGAAAACCTTTAAACGCGAAACAAAAAATGATTTTTTAGAATCTTTGCATCCGCTAAAATGGATTGAGTCGCAAATATACAAAAAACCTGTGGAGATAGCTAAAAAGTATGGGATAAAGCTGGTGTTTTTTGGGGAAAATAGCGCATTTGAATATGGAACTAGCGAAGAGCTTGAAATATTCCACCCCGAAAGCGATGAGGAAACAAAAATAATTTTCCTTGGCTCTATTTATCCATATTCGATTTCAGATTCTCTAAAAGCGGCCAGGGAAATTGGTTTTAAAGACCTTGACGAGTTCCGGGAATGGGAGCGCGAGGGGAGCATCGAGCAATTTACGCAAATTGATTCTGTTGGGTACATTATCCAGTTATGGACAAAGTTTGTGAAATACGGATTCCAGCGCGTCTCAGATATAGCATGTCGGTTTGTTAGGGAAGGGAAACTTACTAAAGAGCAGGCCGCAAAGCTTATTACCGAGCATGATTATAAAGTTGACCCTGAAGCAAAAATGGATTTTTGCAAAACCATCGGGCTAACCCCGGCTCAGTTTGATGATGCGGTTGACATGCATGCAAACCCCAGCTTGGTTTGCAAAGATGCAAAGGGCCGGTGGAAAAGAATAGAGGCATTGCGGCCAAGGTTTGTACGTCGCCCGTGAAGCTCTACGGTAGAGCGGCTGGCCTGTAACCAGCGGGTACCGGGTTCAATTCCCGGTGCGGGCTAATGGGGGTTTAATAAGGCATCATAAAACAGCCCCATTCCTTTGCCACACGGCAATGGCCGCAACAAGTTCCTGCCGCGACAAATCGTGAATGGCGTATAAAATGAAGTAAATTTTCAGATCGCGGTATGTCATATAGTGTCCTTTTGGGCGTCCTCAAACTCATAAATGGCCAGCACCACGGCGTGCTCAACCAAGACCTCGCCGACCTCCTAGATGTCGTTATCAAAAATTGCCACGTCCACGTACGCGATAGCCACCGCGTTCTGCCGCACGGCAGCAAGACACACCGCCTCGGTTTGGTCCATTACGTACTCAAGAGCGTAACCGTTTTGCTGCACGGCAGCAAGACAAACCGCCTCGGTCTGGGCATTAACGTGCTTGAGTGCGTAACCGTTTTGCTGCACGGCCGCGCGACACACCGCCTCGGTTTGGTCATTGACGTACTCAAGCGCGTGCCCGTTCTGCTTAACGGCCGCGAGACACACCTCCTCGGTTTTGTCCTTGACGCACTGAAGCGCGTAACCGTCCTGCTTAACAGCAGCAAGGCACAGTGCCTCTGTCTGGTCATTGACGTACTCAAGCGCGTGCCCGTCCTGTTGCACGGCAGCGAGGCACATCGCATCGGTTTTGTCCTTGACGTACTGAAGCGCGTAACCGTTCTGTTGCACGGCAGCAAGACACACTGCCTCGGTTTGGGCATTGACGTACCGGAGCGCGTAACCGTCCTGCTGAACGGCAGCGCGACACACCGCCTCGGTTTGGTCATTGACGTACTCAAGCGCATAACCTTTTTGCCGCACGGCAGCAAGGCACACCTCCTCGGTCTGGTCCTTGACGTACCGGAGCGCATAGCCGTCCTGTTGCACGGCTGCAAGACACACTGCCTCGGTTTGGTCCTTAACGTGCTTGAGCGCGCACCCGTCCTGCTTAACGGCAGCAAGGCACAGTGCCTCTGTCTGGTCCTTGACGTACTCAAGCGCGTGCCCGTTTTGCCGCACGGCCGCGAGACACAGTGCCTTGGTCTGGTCCTTGACGTACCGGAGCGCATAGCCGTCCTGCTTAACGGCTGCGAGTGCCCGGGCTCCAGTTTTGTGCCGGGGCAAATCTGTTTCGTTAGCATTGACTGCTGCCAAAAATTCTGAAAGTTTCATATCGACCTCCTAGATGTCGTTATCAAAAATTGCAAGCGTCCTCAAACTCATAAATGGCCAGCACCACGGCGTGCTCAACCAAGACCTCGCCGACGTCCTCGCCGCTCCCAACATCCGTGCCCCCAACGACAAGCACGCGGGTGCCCCTATAGTCACAGGGGATGCTACCACGCGACTTAATGTCAACAGCACTCGTGCCATCAAGCAGCTCGTCGGTAGGTTCGCCATCGACCCACCTGTACGATGGTGGCAACGTGTCGCCGCGTTGGATAGTGTTGTTTGATACGACCCGGAGGCCCACGCACGGGTAGCCCCAAGCCTCAGCTCTAACCTTAGCTCTCAACTCGTCTAGCTGCCTGCCCGTGACCATGCAAAACCTCCCTCTGTATCAACGCATCTACTATATAGTATAGCGGAGAAAAAGGAAAAAACCAGCATAATAGAAAACCAAAGAGCCGTATGCAAGAGTTTTTCAGAAAACCACTACACACAGGTATAGTAGTTTATTTGCTTGCCATAAAACGGAAAAAAGGGTACTATTGCCACATGCATGAGCTGTTGGAAGAGAGTATACAGGCTGCGGTACCGCGCATGCTGGAAAGGCCACACCTACTCCATATGTCAACCGGAGCTGACAGTCTCGCGTGTTGGCTGCGCATGCGCGAGTGGGGTATGGATGTGACACCGGTCTACATGTACTATATGGAAGGACTGCCGTATATCGAGCGGTACCTTGAGTATCTGGAGACATTTTTCGGTTGTCGGATATATCGCCTCCCGTCCCCCCTTGGGTGGGACGACCTTGGGAACGGTCTATACCAGGTGCCCGGAGTTGGTGCCAAACTACATGCCTGGATCGATGGGCTAGGGTGGTCGGCATACACTACCGACGTGTACAACCGAGTGCTTGCCGATGTATGTCCGGACAAAATGCATGCGCTCGGGCTGCGTGTATCTGACGGGATAAACCGTGCCGCCGCGTTAAAGAAATACGGGGCAGTGCGCGATAAAAAATGGTTCCCCATTGGAAGTTTTTTCATCTCGGACGTTGTGGCGCTGATAAAAAAGCATAACTTAAAACTATCGCCAGACTATGAACTTTTCGGGATGTCGTTTGAGTCGCCGAGGTACTGGATGATGCCTCTGATTAAAAAAAACCTACCCAAAACCTTTGCTCGCATAAAACAGCAATACCCACTTGTCAATCTGTTAATCGGCCAAAACGAGGCGATAAATGTATCGCGCCCACCGAAAAGAAAAAACCAGCGTATAGCTATATATGCCGACTGCATTATAGACTGGAGGGGGTGGGAATGAAATATAACTCCGAGCAAAAAAAGAAAACTCTTGCTGCCTTAGAAGCCGAGTCGAGGGAAGAAATTAAAACCGTAAGAGCAAAACAGCAATTGCTTTCTCGCCAGGCGGAAAGCGAGAGGCTTGACGCAGGTTTTTTCTTTTCGGTGGTTTTTGCGACTAGAACGGAACGCGACGAGTGGCTAAAAAAGCAAAAAGTTAATTTAGTAGATGACGAATATATTTTAGCAAGTAAGTATGAAATCACTATTCAAAGGAGCAAAATATGAGATTTGCGTCGTCCAGATTTAGATCCACTAGAATAAGCCGTAGGCGTAGTGCTAGGGCCGCTACAGCATAATGTTTAAACCAGGACAGTCGGGGAATCCACACGGGCGGCCCAAAAAGGCCGAAGCCCTTACTGAGATATTGCGTTTGGAACTAGATAAATGCGATGTTGAATATGGTGAGGATGAGGTCATAAGCGGCAAAGAAGCTATCGCGCGAAGGCTGAAAGAAATGGCCGTCCGTGGTGACCCGGTAGCAATTAAATATATATATGACCGTCTCGATGGCAGGCCCAGGGAATCACTAGATATTGATCAAGCCGGGGAAATAGTCTATAAAATTATTCCAGCGGTTGTCCCTAATACAAACGATGCCCCTGATTGATCTATCGGCCGTCACGACAACATTAAATAAAACATTTATTCCATTACTGTGGGATGATCATCGTAATAATGTTCTTGTAGGCGGGGCCAGTTCAGGAAAATCTTTTGATACCGCAATTAAAGTTGTCTATAAAGTACTAGCAGAACCCGGACATAGATTTCTGATAGTCAGGAAAGTAGGGCGCACATTAAAACATTCCGTCTACGATCAAATTAGGGCAATAATATTAAATTGGTCAATGTATGATCTATTTAATTTTAATTTAACTGATCTAACTATCACTTGCAAAATAAATGGGAACGAAATATTATTCACCGGGCTAGACGACGTAGAAAAACTAAAGTCTATTTATGGTGTAACCGATATATGGGTCGAAGAAGCAAGTGAAATTTTAGAAGCTGACTATAACCAGCTTGATCTTCGGCTGCGTGGTGAAACGAAATACAAAAAACAAATTATTTTAACAATGAACCCTATCTCTGCACTTCATTGGATTAAATCAAGGTTTTTTGATAAAGTAGAACCAGACACTTTAACGCATCGTTCTACCTATAGAGACAATAAATTCCTAGATAAAGATACAATTTCCAGGCTTGAAGGAATCACTGACCCATATTTTAAATCAGTCTATGTTGACGGAGAATGGGGCGTATATGGAAATATTGTTTTTAACAATTATATTATTCATGATTTCGATTTCGGCGAGAATGATCTAGAAAATATATGTGTTGGAATGGACTATGGATATATACACGCATCAGCCATTATCCGATGCGGTTTTAAAGACGGAGAGTTATACATATTTGATGAACTATATGGAAAATCCTGGACAAATGCCGATTTTATTGAAGCGGCACAAGACCAGTGGGGAGAAAATGCAAAACGCTGGCAGATAACAGCAGACAGCGCCGAGCCCGATAGAATAGATGAATGGAATCGCTATGGATATAGAGTCGATCCAGCGAAAAAAGGGAAGGGAAGCCTTAAATATGGCATTGATTACTTATGTCAGCACAGACTACATATACATGCTACAAAATGTCCTAATCTAGCGCGCGAGGTACAAATGTTTAAACGGCGCGAAGACAAAAGCGGAGTAGTTATTGACGATTTCGTCGAGATTAACGACGACTGTATCGCGGCTTTAAGATATGCCACCGAATGGATATGGGGGCAATATCATGGTGTTGTGTCCGAATCTTGGGGCGTCGATGTGCTAGGGCTTTGATCATCATACGCCTAATTACTTTATTTCAATGGCCGGGCCACCGACGCATCATTACACCCGGCAAATATTTCGTCCATCGCCAAGAGGAAAAAATGAATATTTGGAAAACTGATAAAGATAGGCTTAGCAGCAAAGAAATCATTGAATATATAAAAAAGCACGAAACCGAAGTTGTTCCCAAATATAACGAATTATGGGCGTACTATATTGGCAAAAATCCAACAATTTTGGCGAGACAGAAAAACGATTTTAATAACCCAGACAATAGAACCCCGGTATCATATGGGCGAAAAATTGTGACGACATACGTTGGATATGGATATAGACCTGGGTATATAACGTATAAAAGCGAGAATGCTGAATTTATTAAAGCCGTAAAATCAGTGTTTTCCGATAACAATGAAAATATTAAAACATCACAGCACGGGAGAAACACGGCGGTATTTGGTGTATCTTATGAACTTGCGCATTTAGCTGAAAACAAAAATACAAATAAATCCGAATTTAGGTTTTCTGTTGTTGATCCTCGCGAGGTTGTTTTGCTTTATGACATTTCGCTCGAACCGACGGTAAAAATCGGGATTAGGTATTATCCCATATCCAACGAACTAGTAAAAGTTTCTGTATACTACCATGACAAAATAGAACACTACGAAGTAAAAAGGGAATCTGGAATACTCCAAGATAAACTGGAAAAAAAACCAGAAGAAACTCATTATTTTTCTCGTGTTCCAATAATTGCATTTTACAAAGATTTCGGCGATATTATGGGAATTATAGAGCCCGTAAAAGAGTTAATAGATGATTATGATTTTCTTGTATCTGACTCAATGAATGAGTTTGATAGGTTTGCACATGCATATTTAAAATTGGTTAAGATGTCACTTACAGACATGGCAAAAGTGAAATCTCCTGGAAATTTTATCGACTCTCTGTTTAATATAAAAAAAAGAAGGGTCTTTGAAAATCTTCCTGACAAGGATGCCGTCTCATTTCTTACAAAAGATATTCCAACTGAATATATTGACTTTATGACGCGCCTCATCAGGGACCAAATACATATTCAGAGCCATGTGCCTGATTTAGGATCGGATGCCTTTAAAGACGGGATATCAGGAGTGGCGGTACAAAGGCTAATGTTTGATTTCGAAAATGTTGTTAGCAGCGCAGAAGCGCAATTTGACATGGCCTTAATGGAACGAATCATGCTTCTTGCGTCGTATTTTAAAATTACATCTAGGGCAACTGGCGATTATTCAGAAATAACCATATCTCACAAAAGAAACACCCCTCTTAACGTAAAGGAATTTGCAGATACAGCAAAAGTATTAAAGGAAACAGGGTTTAGCATGAAGTCCATAATTGAGTACATGCCAGACGATTTGTATCCGGACGTTGAGAAAGAATTGAAGTTAGAAGAAGAAGAAAGGCAAGAAACAATTCCTGACATAGAAACTATGTTTGAAAATACAAACCAGGGAAAAACTGTAAATGACAATTGAGGAACTAGAAAATAAAAATCATGAGGGCTATATATTACGCGAAAAAAAATATGCAAGAAAAATAACAGAAATACTTAAAAATGCACTTGCCGGAATTAGAGCAGAAATGTCAAAACTATATGAAAAATATGCTATTAACGGAATATTAACTAAAGCGGAAATGACAAAATATAATAGGTTGGCGTCTTTAGAAAAAAACGTGTTAAACATATTGACACCAGCAATAAAAGAAACTATCAGGATGGTAGATAGGATTAAGCCTAAAGAGTATGGCGAAGGATTTTTTAGAAGCGGATGGGCAATTGATAATGGGAATAGTGTTGAATTATCGTGGGGACCATTAAACAAGCCAGCAATTATTGAAAATCTTGATAATACATTTTTTGATACTGCTACTAAACGGTATTCGCTCAAGCAATTGGGCTCGATTAGAAATGTAATAAGCCAGGGGATATTAAACGGTCACGCATATCCACAAATGATAAAAGAATTAAAGAATGTGTTAAACATAGCCAATTGGGAAATATTGAGAATACTACGTACAGAAATGGGCGCCGCATATTCTGCTGGTAGTTCACATGCCTACCAATCAGCAATCAATCAGGGAATTAAGGGCCGGATAATTTGGGACGCTGCACTTGACGGAAGAACTAGGCCAACCCATGCAGAAATGGATGGGAAAGCAAGAAACGATGATGGTTATTTTTATGGATCTGTGGGTAAAACGCCCTACCCGAGATGGGAAGGGATGGTCGCTGGCGAGAGAATAAATTGCCGGTGTAGTATTAGATTTGAAGCAGATGGATACGAACCAGGACTGCGGAGAATTAAGGGTGAAGGAATTATGCCTTATCAATCTTATGATACGTGGGTGGAAAATAAAAAATATTGGAAATAATCCATTAGGATTAAATATAACGTAATGAGGTATTATTATGGCTGAAATACTTGACCAGACCGCGACGGTTGACCCGGCGAAGGATGGGCAGGAACATGGAATTGATGTAAAGAGTCTTGTCGAAGAAATCCAGCAGATTAAACGGGCTCAAGCCGGATCGGACAAGGCTTATCAAGAAGCTGCAAAAAAAGCGGCTCAACTTGAAAAAGAAAATGCAGAATTAAAGATGGAAAAAATGACTGAGAAACAAAAAGCAGAGTTTGAGGCAAAACAAATGCTTGAAGAAGCTCAAAAGGCCAAGCATGAAGCAGCCGAGGCTATGCTAAATTTGGCAAAAATTAAAATTCTTGGGGAAAAAAATATTCCGGTGGATTTTTCTACAAGAATTATCGGTAGTACTGAAGATGAATTGCGTGCCGATGCAGACACGTTTAACAAACAGATAGACAAGCTGGTTGGTGAACGGGTTGAAAAACGTCTTCTAACTTCAAAGCCGCCAAATTCTGCGGTAGAAGTAAATACAGAATCTGTGCCTGGAAGTTTAGCGGAAGCAAACGCAAAATACAGATCTGGTATTATAGGATAGGAGTAAAAATATGGGTCTAGAAAATTTTACGCCAAGTATTTGGGCATCTACATATTTGGAGCAGTTTAACAAATCACTCGTTATGGGAAGTTTGTGTAATAGAAACTATCAGGGCGATGTAAGTTACGGGTCTTCGGTCCGCATAAATGAACTTGGCGATGTGACGATTAATGACTACACTCACGGGGCCACGTTGACATATCAGAGCCCCAATAGCGCGCAGAAAATTTTGTACGTGGATAAGGCTAAATATTTTGCTATATCCGTTGATAAAATTGATATGGTCCAAAATAACCCCAAAGTAATTGCAGGACTAACTCGTAAGGCCGCTTATAACATGGCTGATACTGTTGACCAGTTTTTGACAGGAATGTATGCAAGCGCTGGGAATACGGTTACTGCTGCATCAATATCTTCCGGGAATGTGCTCACAAATATTTCCGATTTTGCTCTGAAACTTGACGAAGCTAATGTTCCACGCGATGGCCGCTGGATGGTGGTATCGCCATGGTATCACCAAAAACTTTGGCAGGCTGCTTCCGGGGCTATTTTGCCGGACTCTCAGCCCAAAGTATTTGATGATGGCGTTCTACGAAGTGGTTTTGTTGGGTCTATTAACGGGTTTAACATTTTTGTGTCTATGAATCTATACGAATCTACTGCTAAATCCGTTTCCTACATTATGGCCGGTACAAACGATGCTATTTCGTTTGTTTCTCAGCTTGACACTATTGAGCCAGTATTCCAGCGCGAAACCACATTTGACACTGCCGTGCGTGGGTTGCATATTTATGGTGCCAAGGTTGTAAAGCCCGATGCACTGGCTTATTGTGTTTGCACTAAGACAGCATAACGAGTGAGGTGAAATATGGCTTCGACTGCGTTTTCTGCAATGACTGCTACTTTTAGTTCTACTGGAACCACAAAAACCTCTGGAACGGTTACGGCATCTGGAAACACTTGCACAATTTCCGGCCCAAATGGCGATGCTCTTGACTTGAGTTCAATGGTTATCAGAATTGCCAACGAGGCTACCGGTGGAGGCGCACTGGCCACGTTTGAATCCGGGGGGTCTACATATTCCGGCATCAATGTTGGCGATTTCGCGGTGACTATTGGAACTGCCGCGACGGTATACGTGGGGGGCAAGGGCCTTGAATCGGCCCGCTTCCTTGATGCGTCAGACCAGACTTTGATTATAACCTTTACCTCAACTTCCGGGTCTGGCGCTACTTGTGCATGTGTTGTAGAGGCAATTCAAATGCCTTTCCAAATTACAGGATAATTTATAAATTCTTGATACCCTGAGAGGTATATTCTCAGGGTATCCCCCAAGGGGAATGTGATGGGTGTAATAGATTCTTTTCCAGACATTCTGCTCCCTAGAGACCACGAGTTTAATGATTTCCGCACTATAGATAGTATACATTCGCGCATACACGAAGGGTGCCATTTTGTATGTGTTTACACAGGGAGCGTTTCTGCAAGTTCCGCCATTTCTATTGCTATTGTACCAACGGCAGCAACAGCCCAAAAAGTGCATTTTTCGTGTGCCGTTGAAGCCGATAATGCCGGAGTTTTTACCCTGTATGAAGGGGCTTCTATCAGCGCCGGGTCTGCATTAACAGCTACCAATAGCGATAGGAATTCTTTTGTGACAAGCGGAGCCGCGCTTACCGGAAAACCAGTTGTTACTACAACTGGCACACTGTTGGAAACTCATTACATAGGTACATACACCCCTACGGTTAAAGCAGGCGGATTATCAGAACAGTCCAGAGTGGAGTACATTTTGACTCCTGGAACAACATACTTGGTTAAATTTACAGCGACCACTACAGCGCTAACGTCAATAATTGCCGATTATTATGTCGAGGGAATAACATAGGACTTGGAGTTTATATGCCGGTATGCTCAGCTAACGACGTAGTTAATTACACAAATATCACTACTGGCTCATCAGGAATAACCGCGGCGGGGCTAATCCCTATTGTTCAAGACAGGATTAATTTAATAACAAATAATTATTTTACAACAGATATGTATTTGCATGGAACTATGACATTTACATCTGCATCAGGGGCTATTTCAGCCACTGCTAGTTTCGAGGATGAAGGATTTCTGGCGACAGATGAAATTTACATTTATAACTCTTATAGAAATGATGGTTATAAGGCGCTTTCAGCTGTGTCGTCATCAACTTTGACTGTAGCATCTACTGCGTCTGTTACTGCTGAACCATCAGGGAGATCAATATTAATTAGTGTTGTTAAATGGCCGGATTCGTTAGGATATATTGCAGCTCAAATGGTAAAATACGACTACGATGATAGGAAAAACATGGTGCCTGGAATTAAGTCATATTCTTTAGGCCCATATAGTTATTCCCGTGGTGGAACAAGCATGAGTGATACTCCATTTGGATATCCTCACGAAATAATTGATGCACTTGCGAGCTATACTATAGTAAGGTTAATGTAATGTTAAAAAGTTTGCTGAATCTAAAATCAATAACAGTAAACCGGGAAACTATTACTAGCGATGGATTTGGCGGAACTTCGGCGGCAACATCTGCCTATACTTTACCGCTAGGATCGATATGGTTGGCCAGTACTATTGATGCTACTATATCAGATAAAATAACAAAAGATTCAACGCATGTTTTAGCGACATATTATGGAGCACACACCTTTACTGATTTGGACAAAGAAATTGTATATAATGGGATTACCTATATAATAACCGGCCATGCTGATAATGTTGCTAATCGTAATGACTTAATCATAGTAGGATTAAAAAAGCTATCATGATAAAAATGAAAGATGGTAATATAGAGTATGAATGGTATGGAGACGAAATACTAATAAAAGGAAAACGATTTATATCAAGCTCATTGTTTGAAATAGGTTTGGCAGTTGAAAGTCAGGCAAAAAGTTTGGCCCCTATAGATAGTGGGATGCTAAAAAATAGCATATCGACGCAATCTAAAACGGAAGGATCAAACACTGGAGAAGGCATTATTAAAAAACCAGTTGATGAAAACATAGTTCTTGTTGGAACAGCCGTCGAATATGCCCCGTACCAAGAATATGGCACAAAAACTATGGACGCGCAACCATTTCTTAGGCCTGCTTTAGATATGGTTCAGGGCAAGGCCGTGACACTGATTCAAAAAAACGGCAAATTCGAGTTTAAGGAATACATGAAGCCATGAAACCATATCAAGTTATCGGTTGGACACTGCTAAATACTACTGCTATTACATCGATTACTAGTAGTATTTGGCATGGCCTTCGTCCTATCGGATCGGCAGTACCATGCATAAATTATTATGAGCTTAGTCCAGCTCGAAGAAATAACGGAATAGGCAGTGTAACATTTTCAATTAATTGTAGAAGTACTACGGCTGATTTAGCCCGTAATTTGGCCGAAATTGTAATAGATACTTTTTGTGGAACATCCGGAACTGGTATGTATGGGGTACAAAATAATAGTTTTGAAATAACTAAAAGTTCTTTATCAAACGATGGAGGATTGATACCAGAACCAGAAAATGAAATATATAATTGCCCTATTGATATTAGAATAGTTTATCCCGTTTCTACTGTTAGTTAAGGAGAAAATATGGCTTTGTATCAAAACACAAGTGTTAATTCTGATGCTCTCGTAATTGGAAACTGGAAAATACAGGTAGCTTCGTATAATTCAGCGTTTGCATCTATCGCATCAGTTGCCAGCGCCGTTGATAATCTAGGAGCTGGCATGGTTTCGGCGTTTAAACACGAAATCACACCCATAAACGTGCAATCTGGTAATGCACCAGACCCGCTCGAAGGGATTGCCGATGAAACATTTACAGTAACCGGCGAACTTATCGAAATAGATGTTGCAAAAATGGCAACGGCATGGTCAGGGATTTGCACAACAGCGACAACTATTACTACAACCATGTCTATTATGGCTGCTGGTGGTAAAACAACCATTCCGCCCAGAACAGTCTTGCTCACAAATAGGCGCATCGTCGGGTCTGCATCAGTAGAAACAAATATTTGGGTGTATAAAGCCTATATGGTAAACGGACCATCCTTTACGGCAAAATCTGACAATGACGAAGACCCTATCACTGTGTATAGTTTTGAACTCCGTGGCGAATTAGATGCATCAAGGACCGCCGGGGATCAGTTGTATTCCATCCACAAATGGCTTGATTAGGAGTAGCAAGTGAGTGACGTAATTGACCTTGATATTTTGCGCCCAAAGCCAGTATTGGTAAAACTTGGTGGCAAAACAATTGATGTGTCCTTTGTTCCATGTGCTATAACATTTGATCTAGACAATATAATTCAAAATATAGCAAAACTAGATTCAGACAAAATAAAAAATAATGACAAAGAAGAGCAAAAAAAAGCCTTTGATTTTGGCATTAAACTCTGCTCCGTATTTTGCTCAGAACAACACCCAGATATGACGTATGATTGGTTTGTAAAAAACACCGACGCTGGGCAAGTCCAGCAGTTTTCTGGGCTGATTAAAAATGCTCTAATGAAATCTTATGCTGGGGTTGAAGCTTACGGAAAAAACTAAATAGCGCCCCAGGAGAAAAGGTTAGCCTGGGGCGCTTATTCGTTGCAATGGCGCTGTTGTTTCCGTGGGCAACAAAAGAATATTTGTTGCATAACATGTCATATGGCCAAATTGTTATGTATTACAATCTTGGAGTAGAGCAAAAATACGGAAAGCAAGAACAGAAGAAGTCGTTAAAGGAAATGACTTATGAACAGTTGAAAACACTAAAAGATGAATTAAAAGCACAATATGGGAATATAGAACCATCCGGAGAAGAAGATGCCTAATCTTGGTGATTTAGTTGTAAGAATAACGGGAGATATCTCACAATTTAATGCCTCGATTAGCGAAGCAGAAAAACGCTTTAGCGACACTGCTGGAAGTATTATGAAGTTGGGGAAAAACCTAACCACGTATGCTACGCTACCTATACTTGCTCTAGGAACGGCATCGGTAAAGGCTGCTGCTGATATAGAAATGACACAAGCAGCCTTTGAAACAATGCTTGGAAACGCCGAAGACGCAAAAAATATGATTGAAGACCTTCGGAAGATGGCATCTAAAACACCATTCCAATTAAGTGATTTAGCAGACGCATCAAAAATACTTCTTCAATTCGGAATTGAGTCTGAAAAAATATTGCCGACGTTACAGCAACTTGGGGATGTTTCATTAGGTAATAAAGAAAAATTAAACTCCATGGCTATCGCCTTTGGGCAAATACAGTCTTCCGGCAGATTAATGGGCCAAGACTTGTTGCAGTTAATAAATGCAGGATTTAATCCGCTTAAAATAATATCAGAAAAAACCGGACGCTCCATGAAAGACCTTAAAAAGGATATGGAAGCCGGTGCTATAAGTTCGCAAATGGTGGCTGACGCATTCAAAACAGCTACATCAGAGGGCGGGCAATTTTTCAATGGAATGGAGAAGGCATCAAAAACTTTTGCCGGTCAAATGTCCACATTAGCAGACGATGTTACAGCCCTCGGACAATCCATTGGAGAAATATTACTTCCAACATTAAAAGATATTGTTAAATTCCTTAGTGGTGTTGTGCAATCCTTTTCAATGATGAGCGAAGAAAACAAACGGCTTGTTATTCAGGTCGGGTTGCTTGTTGCTGCTATCGGTCCATGTATTGGTGTTGTGCTACAATTGAAAAAGGCATTTGATTTTCTTCTTACACACCCTGTCATCGCAGTAATTGGCGGAATTGCGGCCGGAATAACAGCAATAAGCATTGCTGCAAATGAGGCACAAGAAAATCAAAAAAACTTAAATGCCGCTCTTCTTGGAACTGCAAATTACCAAATTACGGCTGACGCAATTGCCCAAGTAAATAAACAACTTGAGACATTGGCAGAAAAAAGAAGAATAATTTCCGGACAGGGTAGAGAAACAACTGATATAGACGCGTTAATAGCAAAGGTAAAAGAAGAACGCTCTATCCTTGTAAACAGGCTTTATTCTTTAAAGAGCAATACTGATGGGCAAAAGGCATTGGCAGCGGCCATTGCATCAACTTCTGCAAATATAGAAATAGTAGTTCCAAAAATTAAACAGACTGGCGACGCTTGGAAAGGGATAACTGGACACTTAACAAGTGTAATAGAATATACAAATTGGCTAAATGGGTATATTGAAAAAAATGCAGAGACCATGGTTAATTGGGCCAGCGTAGCAGAAAGCGCCATGGCTATAGGACAGCAGGCATTCGGTGACGTTTTTAGCATGATGGGCCAGGCTCTTGTCGATAATAGCCTTGGGTGGGAAAGCTGGGCAAAAATAGCAATTAAAGCAGTTGCAAACATTATAAAGGCATTGGGGCAGCAACTAACAATAATGGCGATAGCATCATTTCCCGACCCGGTTAAAATGCTTGCATATGGTGCAGGCGCAGTTGCAGCATACGTTGCGTCTGGAATTGTAGAAGGATATGCAAATAGTTTTGCGAAAGGAACTCAATTTGCCCCAGGGGGATTATCACTAGTACACAAGGACGAACTTGTGCAACTACCAGAAGGCGCGCAGGTTTTTACAAAATACCAATCAGACAGCATGCTTGCAAATCCCACGGTGGGAAATCCCACAAACGAAATGACACATTTGGTTGTGCAAATAGATTCACGACCGATTCTGGAAAAAATATTTCCGGCAACAAGAAATAAAACAGTGCTAATAAGTGGTGGGGCAGTTGTATGAGAATAGCTTATACAAATTTTTTGGACTCTCTTTCTTCTTCGTCTATTTTAGCTTCAAGCTATGACACTTCATATCCAGTTACTAATGTGCAAGATCAACGGCTAACTGTGAAATGGCATTCTGACGAAGCAACAACCCAAACAGTGGTGTTTGATCTAGGATCAACAACAACGACATCTATTTATGCTATTTTATCGCATAATTTAACGAGCACCGGGACGGTAACAGTTGTCGGAAATGATGACATTGCATCAGGATTAACATGGGTGACTTCTGGCGAATCATA